GAACGATGTTGATCGGGAGCTTATCAACAGCTGTGTGGCGCAAATCACGCCTTTGACAAATGAAGAATTTCGCTGGGTACTCGACTTTCAGATGTCAGAGGTACGGGCGAGAAACGCCGCAGCATATAGGATGGATGGCTTTGTAGAGATGGCACGCTTTTCGATTTCCTTTGAGGAGGCAAAGGCTTTTAAGGCATCCCGAAATCAGGGAATCCGCAAAAATGAATGGCAGGATCTCACGGTGGTTGTGGGAATCTGGTCGAAAACTCAGAAGTAGGAGGCTGTGTCGGCTGTGCCGGTTGTGTCAGAGATTTTCAAAACAAGTTTTATTATATCCTTATATCTCCACCCATAAAACACCTGAAAGACACGAAAACATAAGACTGATTCGCAAAAACACTGACACAGTGGACACACTTGGTACAAGTTAGGCGTATTTGAAGCAGATATAATGATATATTATACCCTTGGATAGAAAGACCAGTAAGCAACCACATCAGCTTACTGGTCTTTGATTTTTACAGAAAAACGGAGGAAAAATCAATGGCAGAAATCTTTGAAAAAGTATTGGTGGAGGTGATGAAAGCAGTCGGAAAAGGTGCTGCGAAAATCATTGTCTGGATGGCTCATCAAATCGAAAAGAAATAAGACAATCAAAAATTTTGGAGGTAAAGATTATGTCCGCAAACGTTGAAACCATGTTCTCTGTCCGCGAAACCCCTTGGCACGGTCTTGGCCGTATCGTGATGGATGCCCCTGCAAGTCGGGAAGCTCTGGAATTGGCTGGTCTAGACTGGCAGGTGGAAAGCCGCAATATCTATTCTGGTACAGGTGCTATGATCCCCGGCTATCGGGCGAATGTCCGCAGCACCGATGATGCTGTTCTGGGTGTGGTGTCCGACCGCTACCGCATTGTGCAGAACGAAGAAGCATTTCAGTTCACCGATGACCTGCTGGGTGAGGGCGTTACTTACGAAACCGCTGGTTCTTTGCAGGGTGGCAAGAAGGTCTGGATGCTGGCAAAGCTGCCGGAGAAGTACATCATCGCCGGAGATGAAGTGACCCCCTATCTTGTGTTCTTCAACAGTCACGATGGCAGTTCTGGTGTAAAAGTTGCCATGACCCCGGTTCGTGTAGTCTGCCAGAATACCCTGAATCTGGCTTTGGGTACTGCAAAGCGCATCTGGACTGCTCGCCATACCGAAAATGTTCTGCTCCGGGTGCAGGATGCCCGTGAAACCTTACAGCTTGCCAACAGCTACATGGGGGAGCTGGGCAAGGGTATCCATGAGCTGACCACCATCAAGCTGTCTGACCGCAAGGTGCAGGAATTTATCAACGAGTTCTTCCCCATCGCGGAAGACTTAACCGATGGCCAGCGGAAAAACAACTTGCGCTTGCAGGAAGATTTGAAAGCTCGCTATTATAATGCACCTGATTTGGAATGGGTCGGAAAGAATGGTTGGCGTTTTGTGAACGCTGTTTCGGACTTTGCTACCCATGCAGACCCCATCCGTAAAACTCGCAACTACAACGAAAATCTGTTCTTGCGCACCGCAGAGGGCAATCCCATGATCGACAAGGCTTACAAGATGGTGCTGGCCGCAGCATAAAGGAGGACGTATGAACGATGTGAACAACCGGGCTGTCCGGGAATTTTCTGAGTTCCTGAACATCATCGAAGCCGATTTTCCAAAGCCTACTTGCACCACGGCATACGAGATCACGATGAAAAGCACCATTGTCAGTGCTTTAATCACGCTGGACACCGAAAAGCAGATGGACGAGCGTTTCTGGAACCATCTCCGGGTGCAGCGGAATATTCTGGATTTCCTGTATACCCTGTGGCTGGATGATGACCGCACCTTGGTGGACGAATTTTCCACCATTATCAAAGACTTGGTGGAATATGATTTCTCTATCGCAGAAGAACAGATGAAAGAGAGGTTGAACATTGCATGAAAAGGCTTGTATCCACACGGAACCTGTCCAAAGAAGATTGGCTCCACTACCGCAAATGCGGCATTACCGGCACGGATGCCGGGGCTATCCTTGGCCTGAATCCCTATCGCTCTGCATTTCAGGTGTACTACGATAAAATCAGCGATACCATTGAAAATATCGACAACGAGGCCATGCGGCAGGGCCGTGATTTGGAGGATTATGTGGCGCAGCGGTTCTCCGAAGAAACGGGCTTTAAGGTGCGCCGTGCAAACGCTATCTACCAGAGCGAGGAACATCCGCTGCTTCTGGCAGACTTTGACCGCCTGATCGTTGGGCAGAAAGCTGGATTGGAGTGCAAAACGGTCTCGCCCTTTTCTGCGGACAAGTGGGCAGACGGGAAAATCCCGGCTCACTATCTGGCGCAGGTTGACCACTACTTAGCCGTCAGCGGTTTCGACTGCTGGTATGTGGCGGCTCTGATTTTCGGCAGAGAGCTGGTGATCCACAAAATTGTGACAGATAAGCAGGTGCTTTCTGATCTCATTGATAAGGAAGAACTGTTCTGGACACGTCATGTCGTGCCGCAGATTCCCCCTGCACCCAACGGTTGCGATTGTGACACCCAGCAGATCAACCAACTTTATGAGGTAGACAACCGGGACAAGACTGCTGACCTGAGTGCCCTGCATGGACTTCTGGATAAGCGGCAGGAGCTTTCCGATCAAATCGAGCAGATGGAACAGGAAAAAACGGCCATCGAGCAACAGGTCAAGCTGCAAATGCAGGATGCCGCCTATGGCACAGCACCGGGTTATAAGGTATCGTGGGTATCCTCCGAAAGCAAACGAGTGGATTCCCAACGTCTGCGGAGAGAGCAGCCGGATATTTTCAACCAGTACAGCAAAAATGTAAGCAGCCGCAGGTTCACCATCATTCATGCGGCATAACATTTGTAATTGGCGGCAGGGAGTAAATGCTCTGCCGCCTTTTTTCTTGGAGGTTTATTATGTCCACAGAAAATCCATTCATAAAATTATTTGCGATTGACTTCAAAGATCATCTGGAAGTCAAAAAGTCCGGCAACACGGAGCTCAAATATGTGAGCTGGGCGTATGCCTGGGCAGAGGTGAAAAAGTTGTATCCTGCTGCCAGCTATGAGGTCAAGAAATTCAACGGCCTGCCCTATGTTTATGACCCCATAACCGGGTTTATGGTGTACACCTCAGTCACGATTGAGGGCGTTTCGCATGAAATGTGGCTGCCTGTACTGGATGGCGCAAACAAAGCCATGAAAGCTGTGCCTTATACCTACACCACTCCGAAATGGGACTACAATCCGCAGACCCGTCGCCGTGAAAAGATCGGCATGGAAGAACGTACCGTAGAAGCAGCCTCCATGTTCGATGTGAATAAGGCTATCATGCGGTGCTTGGTGAAGAACCTTGCTATGTTTGGTCTGGGCCTGTATGTTTATGCCGGAGAGGATTTGCCGGAAGATGCTGCACCGCAGCCGGAGGCTGAACCTCAAAAGCAGCTGAGACCGAGATCCGCTACCCCGAAGCAGGAACAGCCGCCCATGCCCTGCATCTGTGCCCGGTGCAATCAGCCCATCAAGAGGGTCAAGCTGAAGGATGGCTCCATCATGCAGGCGGCAGAGTTTGCAGCCACCCATGAGGGAATGTGCGCTGACTGCTATAAGGCTACAAGGCTAAACGTGGCATAAGGAGATTTTACGATGAAAGAGAAAAAAATCAAAGTCCTTGCGCTCATTCCAATGGAGCTGCCAAAGGAGATCGAGCTGGACAACACCCTTGAAGCCATGCAGAAATTTGTAGGCGGGCTGATTGAATGCATCACCTTAAGTGACACCGGTTCAGAGATTACACTGGTCTGCAATGATGAGGGCAAGCTGCTTGGCCTGCCTCTCAATCGTCCGCTGTGGGATGGAGCCGATGTTCTTGCCGGGCCGGGATTTCTGGCCGGATGTGACAACGAAGGGAATCTAACTTCCCTGCCGCAGAGTGCAATGGATTACTACAAAGAGACATTCAGGGCTTTTATCATTGAAATCTAAGGAGGAACGCTTTATGACCTTTAATGCAATGACCGAACGTTACGAAGAAATCACGGTTTGCGGAAAGCCTGCGCTGTTCACCAGCATCCGTATCAAGAGAGATACTGTCCCGGATGGCCTGTACGCCTACGATGTCCGGCATGATGATGAGTGCCGGGGCATCCCTTGTGAGATCGCGCCCTTTGTGATGGTCAACCACTGGGGCACCATCATCCTTGCGGAACCTCTGGAACTACCGAACAATGGGCGGCGATATATTGACGAGGACACCGACTGGAACTATGCTCCGTTTGGAGGAACAGAGAAAAATCAAAAGCCATGTGTCACAGTGGAAGAATTTATAGAGACCTATTTGAAGCAGGAATAGCAGAAAACTTGTGCCGAAAAGGTATTAAAAATGCCGTTCGTCATTTTAGCGTTATCAATCTGCTAAGATAAATTGCCCAATCTCGCTGTAATTGATACTTTTCTGCACCTACGGCATTTTTGATACAGAAAGAAAAAAGTTATGAGTATTTATGGCTATTGCAGAATTTCCACTGCAAAACAGAGCATTGACCGTCAGATCCGCAACATCAAGGCAGAATACCCGACTGCCCATATCGTGCAGGAAGCTTACACCGGCACATCAATTTTTCGCCCGGAGTGGCTGAAGCTCTATCGGATTTTGAAATCCGGTGATATAGTGGTATTCGATTCAGTATCCCGGATGTCCAGAAATGCAGAAGAAGGTTTTTCTTTGTACGAAGACCTCTACCACAAGGGCATCCGACTGGTGTTCTTGAAAGAGCACCACATCGACACCGAGACCTATAAAAAAGCCCTGTCCGGCAGCATTGCCATGACAGG